GTTTTGTGGAACGTCAACAGCTACAACATTTGATGCAGAAAAGCCAGAAATATATGGGGTTGATTCACTAATGATTACGTATGTAGATCCGCTTTGAGCAATGTCTTCAGGAAGATAAACTTCGTAGTTATATCCTCTTAAGTCTGATTCATTAGAAGGATTAAAGCTAATCATTATAGACTTGTAGTTTCCGACTATTGTTAAATCACCAAGTTCTGCCGGCTGAGTAAGGTCAGCTGGAACAGTAAATCTTACAGCTGAAGCTGGATCCAATAGAACGTTTAATTCTACATCTTTTGGTTTAACCGTTAAGAGATATTGTTTTCCTGGTTTTAAATTTTGTATAGTTTTCTTAATCGTAGCCATTATCTCAATCCCCCTATCGACTTAAAGGTCAAGTCTGGATTTATTTCTTGATCATCTAAAGAAAAATAAAAATTTCTTAAAAAACTTATTTTACTTATAAATATTTGATTGTTAGCCGATAAAATATTTTTGTCTGATAAAGTTTCAATTTCTAAAGTGTAATCAAGATATTCTAAATCATTTTTTTGAAAAATTATTGATTCTTTTTCTTGAGTTGAATAACAGTCAATTTCATACCAATCTAAAACTATATTTTCAGTTTCCACTAAAGATTCATACTTAGTGGTTATTCTAACTTTACACTTACCGTAAGCTGGACCAACTACGCCAGTTACCTTGATATTTGGTCCACTAAAAGTTCCGACTATCTTGGACCCAACTTTTGTTGACAAATTATTAACCCAATCTGTTCCATCGTTAAAGTATGCCAATCGATAATACCCAATAGAATTTTTATTAATTTCAGTATCATACAAATCAATGCTTGGTGGAGTTGCGCTATAATAAACACTATAACCAGGACTTGCCTCAAGCGAATTAATAACAGTGTTTGGATACTCAATATATTCATAAGAGGTTACTGAATTTGTGGTAACTGGAGTTGCGTGAATATATTTCATATAATCAGATCCATAGTAAATACTGTAAGTTCCATCCGGAAGAGTGTCTGCTTCATGATTTTTTGCAGCTTTAAAATAAATTATACCATCAACAATTTTAGTAACTACAGGAGTTGCAGCTTGCGTTGTTAGGACATTGGCATTTTCGTAGACAACTAAGTATGAATGATCTTGCTCGACTTTGAGAAGATTACTATTATAAACATAATTTAATTCATTATTTCCAATGTCTGTAAACAGCCAATCATTAGCGGTTATATAGTCTTTTAGTTGATCTATTATTATTCCGTCTTTTTAAAGGCGGAACGTTATAGACCTTTTGTTGAGGACTTGCTAAATTACTTGTGTTGTCTAAATATTTAAACCAGCTCATGTCATAACTCTATGTATAGTATTTCAAAATCGTATTTGTCCTTAAATTCATCTGGTATATCAATACTGATATTAACATCTGCAACTGGAACTCCACCTATTAGTATATCAGGTGTAATAGAATCAATTTTGATAACGACTTCTTTTGCAGCTGAATTTATTTGTTGTAAATTAATTTCATTTCTTACTGACTCATAATCTATATCTATAGATCTTATTCTCTTAGATCCGTCTGACCCAGAATGAGAATGCTCACCTATCTGCACTCCATCTATCTTTGCAGCGTTGTCTACCGTTATGTCTCCGGTTATTACTCCACCGGACTTCATTAGATACTGAGGATGACTATCCTCATTTAAGTCATCCAACAAAGAGTGACTAGACTTTAATGAGTTTATTTGAGACTCATCTACAGATAAGCTAGAAAGCAAAGAAGCGTAATTTGAATCTGTTTCTGTAGTAACAATTTTTTCTCTATTTACAGCCTTCATCGAAAGCTGAGATATAAAACTTGTGTACTTTCTTCTTTGAACTATAGATTGATATAAAGAGTCTATCTTTGCAGATGTGTTACTCCTTCTCTCTAAAAGGTCGGTCAAAACTGACTTGAAGTTACCTTCTGCAGCCAATAATGCTATTGCTGCCTCTTCTGACAAACTAGGTAATTCTGCTTTCATGTTTGTAGTTCTTATGTCCAAAGCAAAGTCGGCAACCACTTTTGTTTTAAATCTTAATGATGGACTTAGGTATTTATTATAAAAAACATTGCAATTAGTTACCAGATCTTTATGAAGGGTATCTAACTGACTATCTATCATATTTGTTAAAGAGTTTACTTTGATAGAAAAAAATGCTTGAAATTGAGCGGCTTGTTTTTTAGTTGTTTTATCCACTTCGGTTTCTGGCAAACCTGTTGGCGATGATTTGATTGATTGGGCAAAGAGTTCCTTATAGTGGATTGCCATTTTGAGCCAGTATAAGTAGTACGATGCGACCTGCTGTTGTGAGTCATCTTCATAGTTGTCTCCAAAATCTGCATCTAATGAATTTAGGATGCAATTAGTTTCGTTTACTAAATAATTAATGATTTCTCTAAAATCGTAAATATGACCAAATGTAGTATTTGATATCAAATTATCATATTCTTTTACGAATTTTCTATATCCTCTTGTTTGAACTCCTTCCGCATAAAGATATTGATCAAAACATATAAATGGTGGCCTAGGATACTTTAAGCTACCTGCATATCCTTCTATTTCTATTTTAGGATATGGATGATCAACTTTGTTAATCTCATTCCAAACATAGGCATGTGCTTCTTCTAGGTTTGAATTGTTTAATGGATCTAATTTTACTTGTCTTAATAAATCTTCTAAATCTTTTAGAAACTTAAGTAGATCTGAAAGACTATTCTTTGCTTCCTGCTTAAGAGATTGCAGAGGGACTGAGTATGGCTGATCGTTACCATATGATACTCCATTCTGAAGAAAAACTGAATTTGTTCCACCCCTAGAAAAAGCTGACTCTACCGAACTAAGAGAAGATGATTCGCTAGATGAGTAATCTAATGTTACCTTTTGTTCTGTTGAGAGTTGATTATCTATATTATTAATTAATGACATAATTTACCTAAAACATTTTTCTAGAAACACGTTTGACTGGTTTTCTTTTACCAAAACTTGGCATTAGGGGAGCGTTTCTTTGTGTAGTTACCATAATACCAGAAGCTGGTGCTTCCTTATCCCCGTCATCAGATGCATTGCTTGCTTTTGGCATGAAGAACGTGTTTGAAAAACTCTCTGTATTTTTAGCCACCTTTAACTTACTAAAGTCTCCATAGTTCTGAGTTATAGCAAGAAGTGCTAACATTAAAGCGTCGTGCGCGTGATCCATAGCGGATCCGCCTGCTTCAAATATAGGTCTTCCCATTTGAGTGGTCCTAACAACAACATATGAAATCAACTGCATATAAAGCTCTTCATCTGAAGCCGGAAATAAGATAGCTTCCCTTTCAAGATATTGAGTTAGATTATCTACCATGTATGGTTTAATTTCTTTTTTAATTGGTAGCTTTGTATATGGATCTCTTATTTCTATAGATTCACCAAAACCTATTCCCTTGACTCTGTCTCTAAGGTTTGATTTTGGATTTTCTGTTCCATATTTTCTAAGTAGTTCTACTTGAACTTCTCCATATCCGCGGTCAACATAAATATGCTTTGGATGAAAAGATTCATTTAATTCAACAATTCTATTAACCCCATTAGTTAGAGTGTATTCAGACTTAGGGATTTCTTCTCTATATACAACTCTAACTTTATTTCTGAATCTTTCATCTTCGTAGTTTTCATTGCAGGTTTCTAATACAACTATATTTGTTCCAGCGCCGTATTTATCCCAGTCAACTCCAATTGTATAGAATGATCTAGCTGATTGTATTTCAGGAGTATACTCCCAAGATGGTTCTATAAAAGCTTTGTCTATAAACTTTCTAGGATATACGCCTTCTGCGTCTTCGCCCCAGTCTGCTTCAATTTCATGACGATAACCCATTTCTGAGTATTGTTCCCTAAATTCATCTTCTTGCTCTTTAGAAAAATATGGGTTGCAATATGATGGAAACCAGAACTCTTGGAATCTAGCGCTTCTGCACCATTCCCAGAATCTTTCTCTTCTACCAGTTGGTGTTGAAGCTCCAATGAGTATTTTGTCCGGTTGATCTTCTGCAGTCTTCTGTAGCATCGCGTAGAGCGCGTCAAGGTCATCTGCGTGCATATAGTCCATTTCGTCCAACACAATCACGTGTGCTTCTTGACCACGGGCTACGTCTGATTTTCCACCTGAACGCATACCAGATGTAAAGAATCTAATTGTAGATCCGTTAGAAAACTGAATCATAAACTGAGGACTAGTTACTTTTCTTGTAATTGAATTCATAACTATTTCATTTTTAGAAGCTAGTCTAAGAATTTCTTGATAGATTAATTCAACGTGCGATTTCATTGGTGCAATAACTAGACACCTGCCGTCTTTATGGGTATAGCTATAGTGAAGCAATGCGATTGCCATACTGAAGGTTTTTCCTAAACGACGACCTGCTCTTAATACTTTTCTCAATGCTGGATCGCGCAAAATCAAAGTTTGATAAACTCTTGTTTCTGCTTGAAGAAAATGTTTTGCCCATCTACATGGATCTTTAGATATATGTATTTGTCTTTGTTGATCAGCTGATATTCCGCATATCTAACAAATTATTATCAATCTCAAAAGGTTCGTCAATTAATAGGGCTAATTCTCTATTTGTAAATTGTCTACCTTCAACTGGCGTACCATCAGCCCAGTTTATGTGGCTTAGTTTATTTTTAAAAACCCATTCAATTCTATTAACCTGTTTTGAATATTCTGGATCTTGCGCGTTGATAATTTCTAAAAGATCATCCCTAGAAAGACCTTCTAATCTTTTACGAAATTCCTTTGTTTTGTCCATAGTATATTCTACCCGAAATGCGAAGCCATCATCGCACCTTCTGATCCAAGTAATGATCTAGCGTTTAGCCTGCTGTTCTGAATTGCGGCAACACCTCTAGCTCTAGAGGTTGCTCTAACTTCATCATCTTTATATCCTGCTCCAAAAACTCCGGTATACATATTACCTTGCATTGACTTCATGCCGTCTTTACCAAAATTAATTCCAGCTTTAACGGCCAATCCACCAAGCTTAGCAAGTTGGTAAGCCATATCAGCTGCAAAGATTAAATTAAGACCAGGAACAGCTGCTAATGCTGCTTCTCCAGCTACAGCTAAACCAACTCTAGCTCCACCGTGTTTAACTGCAGACAAAGCTCCTTTTGTTCCAAGTGACTTTATTATTCCCTTGTCCACTATTTCAGTAGCTATTGTACCCATTCTAGCCTTAACAACATCATCGCCCAATGATGATGCAAAACCTGCACCAGTTCCAATTCCTCTATTCAAAGCTGTATTAAGTAGTCTTGCATCTTTTCCTAGAGCTCCAGCTAAAGGTCTGATCATTTTTTCAGCTGCATCCGTCATTGCAATATTGGTTATACCAAAAGCTTTTGTTCCAGCTGTTCCCATTGCAGTTCGCATTTCTGCTCCACCACCAGGTGTTAATAATGCGCGCATAAAGTTTTGTGATTTTGTAGCGTTGACACCCATTGTTGTCATGTACCTGCGTTCACCAACAGTAAGGGCTTCTCCTGCGACTGTCTTATTTACCACACCTCCTAATGTAGTTGCTTGAGTTGAAAAGTTTCCTGGATTTTGCATGAACCTACCTGTGGCAGGATTTCTAACAGCAGGTAAACGACTTCCTGGTGGAGCATAGACTTGTGTTGAAAGTGGTCCTCCATTCATCTTAGCTATTCTTGCTAGATT